GGTGACGGCGCCGCCCCCCGCAGTGGGATTGATGGTTATGTGATGATACGGCTCGTTGGCCGGGAGGGTGCGGGCAGCGGGGAAGACGCCGATCAAGGAGTTCTGGTTCGATCCCCCGCCCTGATCTCCCGCCGTGTCGCCGAATACGATCTGATCCGATCCCGCGATCCTGAAATCAACCCTGTCGTCGGTATCCGCCGTGATGGAGGTGTCGCCGTCGGCGTCGAGGATCAGCTCGTTGCCGTTCAGGTCGAGCGAGGTCGAGACCACCGCGCCATCCATCGTTTTGTTGGACAGCGTTTGCGTTGCCGCCGGGAAGACCGTTGTAGACGGATTGATGAGCTGGAACGTGTCGCCTGTCGCCTCGTAGGCAACGACGTAGATGCCGCCGGTTTCGATGTCTCCGGCCTCAAGCGCCTGATCGTGGTTTTTCTTGATCGCCGAGGCGCCGACGCTATCCACGTTCAACGTCGCAGCCCCGGTATTCGTCCCGCCCGCCTCGAACGCAAACACCATATTCTGCGCGTAGGAAGATAGGGAAAGACCGGACGTCAGCGTGATCGTGTCCGCCCCGCTGGAAACCTTCACACCGCTGAGAAAATCCCGCCAGTCGGCGATGTATTTCATTACCAGCCGCGCCGAATCATTGACGCTCGACGGGTCTTGGCCTTCGCTCCAGTCAATACTTCCAACCGTTGCATTGCTTGAGGCCGTCGTCGAAAAGTCGTAGATTGAGGTCATTGGCGTTTACCCATAGAAAATCCCCCGAAGGGGCTGTGTGATGCTTGATTTCTTCCTGAACTACCCGGCAACGACACTGGTTGTCCTCGCCATCCTCGCCTACCTGTTCTGCTGATTTTCAACGCGACCAGCCTGGAAGGCGTCGAGCATCATCTGGCGCGTGGCCGCCGGCCCCGGCCTCGGGATATCCCCCAGCAGCCCCGCCCCCTTGCCCGTGTAGTATGCGGCCTCGCCCATGACGCGGGGAGAGCCGAACGGCAGCAACCCGAAGTACGCCGGGTTTTGCAACCCGGCCAGACCCGCGCCGCCCGTGAACATCTTGCCAACAAGACCACGAGGCATCACATCGTTCATGGCCTGCCCCGCGATTTCCGGCATCAGCGTCGGTGCCTTCTCGTTCAGCCTGTTGGTCAGGTCCAACCGGCGGCCGTAGTTGGTCTGCACGTTGTTCCGCATGACCGACTGCAACTTGCGCAACTGCGTATCAACGGAAGCATTCGGATGCAGGGAAAGGGTCTTCTGGATCTCGCGCAGGGTATCGGAGGCAGCCTCGTAGTTTTTCATTACCTTTGCGTATTCCGGCGCCTGATCGACGATCTGGTTCTTGACGGCGTGATACACGGCGTCCGCCACGACCCGGTCGGGCGTTCCGAAGTCCGTAGCGTCTCGGATGTTGCCGATCTTCTGCTTGAGGGCGTCGATACCCTCCGGCGTGTGATAAACGGCCGGGTCGAGCGACTTCCACTCGTTCACGGCGTCGTTGATCTTCTGCCAGACCTGCGACGTGCTCGGCCGAATATCCATGCCCTTGTAGTTGCCGACATCGCGCACCCTGGAGACGGCCTTGTCGATGGGGCTGAACTCAAGCGGCTTCTCGATCTTGCCGACTTCCGCCATGCCCTTGCGATAGGCATCGCCGCGCTCGATGCGCATTTGCGTCAATGCGTTTTTGGCGGTGTCGATAATGTGATCGATAGACGTTTTTCCGCGCATGGCATCCTGGAACGCCCTCCCCGGACGCCCGCCCGTTCGTCCTGCCTTGTATGCTTGGGTCAGGCTTTCCGCCCCGGTGCCGGTGCCAAAATTCCCGATAGCCGCCGCGACGCCCTTGCCGCCGGCCCTTGCGCCCTTCGCGGCCATAACAAGGGGGTCGGTCGCATTGCCAACCGCGTTCATGGCACGGCCCACCTTGCCGACCGTCCCCGGAACCTTGCTCGCCAGCATCCCGCCGCCGGTCAGCACGGTTGACAGGTCCGCCATCACCCCCGCCGGGTCGGTCGCAATGGTCCTCTTGATGCCTTCCAGGCTACCGTAGCGGTCCATGAAGAACTTGCCCACGGCGTCGGCGGTCTTTTCATCTACCTGCTGGCCGGGGATGAACTTATCGATGATGCCGAGACCGAGCGAGGCAAGCGTTTTCATCGTATCCAGCGGGTGCATGAACGGCGTGGCCGTATCCTTGGCAAGCTGCACGGCGGACGGACCGAGGTTTTCCCCGGCCATGCCCATCACGTCGCCCCACGACATCTGCCCGGCGTGACGGCGCAAAAGCTCATCGACAGCCGCCATCTTCTCGGGCGGAAGTGTGCCGCGCCGCTTCAATTCCTGAAGGGCGGCGAGCTTTTCCGGCGTGATGGTGTCCGTCATTGGCCGAGAATCCCCATCAGATCGGCGTCGCTCTTGCCCGTCATATCGGCGCTTGTGCCGGGCTGTTGCTGGTTGCCTGCATTGGGCAGGTCATATCGCTTCGGGCCTCTGCCCGGCCCATGCACGATGTCGTTGTAGGTGTTGTAAAGACGCTTGAGGTTGTAGGTGAACTGATCCGACGACTGGGATTGCTCCAGGTTGCCGAGCACGCCTTGCAACAGGCGGTTTTCCATCTCACTCACCTGGCCCAGTGCGCCGCCCGTCGGAGACGCATCGCGCATCTGCTGCAATCGCTCGAACCCGACGTTTGCCCGCACGGTATCGAGCAGGTTCTTGAGATCGTAAGCGGACGTTCCGGGCAACCCGTTCAGCCAGTAGCCCCCCACGCCGGTCGTGGTGACGGGGCTGTCCTGCGCGATCTTCAGGGCGCGCCCGATATCATCGACCACGATATCCGCAGACTGTTTCTTCTGTCGCTGGTTCTTTTCGGCGGCGGCCTTCTCCTGCTGCGCCGCCTGTGCGTCCGGCGTGCCGGCAATCGGGACGGCAATAGGCGTGACATATCCCTGATCGTTGGGCTGCGTTGCCACGTCGCCCTGCTGCGTTCGCGCCCATACCATGCCGTTCGGCGCCGTCCCCCATGTCGGGTCGGCGTTGGCGTCGCCCGTGTTCACCGTGACGCCGGCCTGCTTGGTATCGTTGATATACTGCATGTAGTCGCCGTTATAGCCGTTCTGCACGGCGTACTGGTATTCCTTCGCCTTATTGGGAAGGTCAGGCGGCGCAAATTGGGCTCCAATCAGCCCCTTCGCGTACTCGCCGGGAGCCGCTGATGCCGCCATCGCTCTGATATCGACCGGGTTTCCGGCCATGTCCTTGCCACCCATATCGACGGCGTTGGCAAGACGGTCCTGCGCCAGCTGCTTCTGCTTGTCGCGCTTGTATTGTTCCATCGCGAGGCGGGTTTTCAGGTCCTGCATGGCATATTGGCGCGACTGGTCCATGCTGCTCCCGTAGGCCTGGTTCATGGCCTGTCCGCCCATCGCAACCTGACGCCCGAAGTTGCCGGGATCGGTCGATGGAGCACCCGCCGAGATCAGGTGCGAGCCGAGAGCGCCCAAACCGCGCAGGAAGGCGTCACGCCTCGCCATGCCCGGATCAAGCAGCCCGCCGGGCGAATAGGGGTCGAGAAGTCCGTTTGCCATCAGAATAGCCCCAGCAATCCGTTGTATGCGCTGTTTTGCCCGCCGCCAAACAGGCTCCCGGCGATGCCAGCCGCTGTGCCGGCGTAGCCCAGCCCCGTCGCAAAGTCGTTGCTGTAGATCGGCTTTTGCGTGGTCGAGGTGCCGCCGTAGGAACCACCCCCCACAAGCGTCATGTATTCCCGCGCGCGATCGCGCGGCTCCTGCTGTTGGAACATGAACCGATTGATCTGGTCCTGCAACTGAGCCCCGGCCTGCTGCTCGCGCGCCGCGCCCGTCTGCTGCAACGCCTGCAGGTCGGTATAGTCGGTCTGCGCCAGGTCGGGAGAGAAAGCGGCCGCGCGGAGTTGGTTGGTGCGCTCGTTGCCGTAGTTCTGATACGCCATCGACCCGGCGATGTCCCCGATGTTGCGGGTCAGGTCCGACCCGGCCTTGCGCTGCTGATAGGCTTGCAGCCCCGAGCCATACCGCCCCGATCCCTCGAAGCCCTGCTGGATGCCGGGAAGAATGGTATCCTGGTAGTTCTGCACCGTCGGGCGGATGGCGGCGTCGATGGCGCTCCCAAGGTAGGGGTTCGATCCGGCGTTGAGGTAGTCGCCCTGCAGCGTCCCCGTGAGGTTGCTCTGCGCCGCTTGCGTGACCGGGGAGCCTTGCGTCGCTCGCTGCTCGATGCCCTGCAACGCCTGTTCCGTCTGTTGCGAGAACGGTACCACGGTCGAGTTGGGATAGTACGAAAGCGGCGTATCCAGGATGTTCTGCTGCGCCGCCTGGAAACCTTTTTCGAGATACGGCTGCTGGCCTCGCCACGGGTCGTTGTTCTGAACGACCTGCGTCGAGCCGCTCGGGCTGTCGCTGCTCATGTCAAACCTTCCTCGTGATCGGCGCGGGGTAGAACGTGTTTCCCATCCAGTAGTTCTGCCGGTAGTCGTACTGGGGTTGCTTCGGTTGCCAGTCCGGTTGACCCGACGGCGCGTTCACCGGCTGGGGATGGACAACCGGGGCCGGGGGGAGCAGGCCCGCCGTGCTCCCCATGCCGCCGTGGTCTGCGGTTCCCATGATGCTGCCGCCGGAAGGAACGGGATTGCCTGCCGACTGGCCCTGCATCCCGGCCATGTTGGCTCCCATCACGCCGGTATCCCCGAACAGGCCGTTGTAGGCCGCCTCGGCCGCTACCCCGGCGAACGGAACGCCCGTCGCCATACCGCCAAGGCCGACAAGACCCTGCACGGGATCGAACCCTAACCCCGCCAGCGCCCCCGCGTCCGGGTTGGCGGAGTAGTCAAGACCGGGGACGCTGATATCCGCGATCCGCCCCAGGATGCCGGGCTGGCGCGTGTCCGGCGCCGAAGGTGCTTGCCGGATCGCAACATCCAGTGCCGAGTTGGCCGCCGGGTGCGGCCCCGTCGTGTCGCCCCCTCGCTTTGCCCGGCCAAGCGCATCGCCATAGCCGGCGTTGTTCTTGCCGCGCTGCTTCTCGGTGCCGCGAACGCCACCGCCGCCCCCGTCGCCTCGATCACTGCTCACTGAACACCTCTACGCGCTTGTTTCTGGTGTGGCGGACCCATGCCGCCGGTTGCGTGCCGAACAACTCACGCAGCCTCCGATACAGGGGCATGGCGTGGCCGTGCGGCGCGATGAAATCCATGAATACCAGACGATCACCGGAGCACCAATCCTCCGGTTGGACCTTGTGTTCGTCGGCAAGGAATCGATCCGCAAGGCCTGGCTCCATGAACGCCCACGATGCCCAGGCAACGAGAACGCCGTCCTCGACGACTCCCGTATGCTGTCCCAGCCTAAGCGGCGGCACGATGCAGCGCAATATCTGCGGAACCATGAACCCGGCGTGTGCCTCGGAAGCGGCCATCAGCCGCAGGATCGGTTCCATCAGCCGACAACGACGTACTGGAAATCACGATCCGTCTGTGAATTGTTGGCGTGGTTCACGGTCAACTGCCCGTTCTTGCGCGACGTGTTGGCATAGTAGAGCGTCCCGTTTTTGATCTCGGCGGCGGCATTGCTGGTAACGGGAATGAAGATCACCGCGCTCGCATAGCCGATGGTCGCATCCGTGATGGTCGTCGTTGCCGCGCTCGCCGTCAGCGTCACCGTGCCGGTGTTGTTGGTCTTGCCCTGCATCATGCGGGCGACGGTCTCGCCGAGAAGACGCCTGTGGTCGTCGGCGTTCGCCAGGTAACGCGGAGGAACGGGGAACGTCATATGGTCCCGTCCTCGACGTAATCCGCGTCGATGCCCTGCGCGTGGTTCCAGCTGCCGCCTGCGGCAATGCTGACCCGCGCTCGGGCGTACCGGGCGGAAACCGAGAAGTGCGCCTGGCCATCCCCGTCAACGCTGTTCGGCCCCGTGTCCGTCAATGAGCCAGTTGGCGTGTCGCGAGTGCGCAGCGTGACGGTGGACGTTCCGCCGTCAACATAGGGACGGATGCCCCTGACCATGATGCGGCTCGGCCCGCCGAACTCGCCGGTCTCCATCGTCGCGGCGAGGGGGGTTCCGTTGAACAGCGCCTGCTTGTGACTGGTGTTGAAGGCCGACAGCAACAACCGCCCGCCGGTCCATGCCCGCGCGTCAAGGCTCAAGGGCAGACTGTCCAGCGTGTACCCGAGGTTGTCGAGGCTGTCGAGCGTGTAGCCCGCAGAGAGATTCTGAAACAGCCACTCGCTGTCGAACCGGGCGTAGGACCACCGGCCCAGGTCCCAGTTGAAGATCACGGCGCTGTCCGGTATGCCGCCGGCCGCGTTGCCGGACGGGTAGATCCACCAGACCCGCTTGCCGATGGCATCCGCCGCGCCGATGATGCGCTCGAAGAAACTCTGATCCAGGTCGTTGAAGAACCAGCCGTCTATCTTCTGTGCCCCGATGGGCAGACTCTCACGCCCGTTGAATGCGTAGAATCCATCTTCGCCGAGATAGAACGCCGTGTCGCCGTCAGCGTTCACGACGCTGTTGGGTGCCGGCGTGCCGCGTGCCCGTTCGACCTCGTAGAAGCCGAAAACCGTATTGCCCCCCTCGTAGACGATGCGGCGGATAACGTAGTCCTGGAAAATCACGCCATCGACGCCGCCGACGCCGCCAAGAATAGCCTGCACCCAGCCGCCGTTGGGGAAATCCTGCTGATCGGACTGCTTGGATGCCGCATCCGCCGAGCCTATCGTCGGCCAGTCCGTCGGATCGTCGATGGCGGACCATCGGATGCGGTACGGATAGTCCGTCACGTTCCCGAGGAAAACCCAGTCGCGGATGCTCTGGACATGCCGCGCCTTGGGCGGCGACCCGCCGAGGTCGGCGAACTCCGACGAGGTCCCCAGCACGAACGATTGCGGGTTGTCGTTGATGTTCACCGCGATGACGCGACTGCCGTACTGGGTAAACTCCCAGTTTTCCGTCGAGGGGCAGTTATACGTGACCGCCGTTTGCGAAACGTCCGAGAACGCCGCCGAACTGGCCTTGTAGAGCTTGGTCGCGTCCCCCGCGAAGACGGACGTTGCCCCACTTGTGTCGAGCCGCGAGGAAAAAGCCCCTTGACACCGCGCAGAAAGCGCATCCGTCACGGCGGAAAGATCGGATACCGGGCCGTAACTGCCCTTGGTCTCCGGGATCACGTTTTTTGCCACCGTGGCGCCTGCATTCTCATAATCCGGCTGATCGGGAAGCCACTCGCCGAATGGGACTACCATCAATACCCCCGGTTGATGTTGAACGACCGTCCGTCGCGAGACCGCAATCCGGCGTCAACGCGCATCGTCGCCTGTCCGCGCGTGCGGGAATCGACGCGGTTCAATTCCTTGATGGACTCATCGGTGAGTTGTTTCCACTTGAGCATCTCTTCCGTGTTGCGGATATACTCGAACGCCGCCGTCAGGGACGCCCGCAGATAGGCGTCCGGCGCGTTGGT